TGTCCACGAGGATAGGCTCGACCACCATCGTGTCGGCCAACAGTGAGTCGCAGTTGCGTAAGGTGACCTGGGCCGAGATCACCAAGTGGCTGGCGATGGGGCTAAACAGCCACTGGTTCGAGGTATCAGCTACCAGTTTGCAGCCGGCCAAGTGGCTGACCGAGTTGGTCGAGCGCGACCTGCGTAAGGGCACCAGATACTGGGGCGTTGAGGGGCGGCTGTGGTCGGCTGAGAACCCAGACGCCTTTGCGGGTGACCACATCATGGACGGTGTGCTGGTCATCTTCGACGAGGCCAGCGGTATTGACGACGCCATCTGGGCGGTGACGGCGGGCTTCTTTACAGAAAACACGCCCAATCGGTTCTGGTTTGCGTTTTCTAATCCGCGCCGTAACACGGGGTACTTCTACGAGACTTTTCACTCCAAACGCGACTTTTGGGACACGAAGGTGGTGGACGCCAGGACAGTCGAGGGGACGGACAAGGCGGTCTACCAGCAGATCATCGACGAGTACGGGCCAGACTCAAGTCAGGCGCACGTCGAGGTGGACGGTCAGTTCCCAAGCGCGGGCGACGACCAGTTCATCGGGGCCAATACGGTCGATGAGGCCATGAAGCGGGAGAAGTACAAGGACCAGTCAGCGCCTATAGTGATCGGGGTCGATCCCGCACGGTTCGGGGCGGACGCCACGGTGATCGCCGTGCGGCAGGGGCGGGACATTGTGAAGATTATCCGGCACAGGGGCGACGACACCATGACGGTGGTGGGGTATGTGATCGAGGCAATCGAGGAATTTAAGCCCGCGCTGGTGGTAATCGACGAGGGCGGGCTGGGGGCGGGCATCGTGGACCGGCTCAAAGAGCAGCGGTACAAGATCAAGGGCGTGAACTTCGGCAACAAGGCCAAAAACCCGATTATGTACGGCAATATGAGGGCGCAGATGTGGGGCGACATGCGGGAATGGCTGAAAACAGCCAGTATTCCGCATGATCGGTTCTTGAAAAGCGACTTAATTTCGCCTATGATGAAGCCAGATTCACGGGGTACGATCTTTTTGGAGTCGAAAAAAGACATGAAAGCGCGTGGTTTGGCCTCACCGGACGCTGCCGACGCTATAGCGGTGACGTTTGCGTTCCCCGTGGCGCACAGAGAGTACAATGCGCGAACAACCACCCGCAGGGTCTACTCAGACGTTACGGCCAACACATCTTGGATGGGAAGCTAGCATGCCACTCGTTAAATCCAAATCACCCGAAGCCTTCCGTAAAAACGTCAAGGCTGAAGTGGCTGCCGGCAAGCCGGTGAAGCAAGCCGTGGCAATCGCTTACTCGGTCAAGCGCGAAGCCGCGAAACCAGCAAAGAAAAAATAATGATGTCTCGTGCGGACGCGCAAGCCAACAACTTACCGAGGTATTTTACTGGCGTAGCGTGCAAGCACGGGCATGTGGCGGAACGATACACAGCCAACAAAAGTTGCTGCGAATGCGCGAACGCTACCGCGAACGCAACAAAAGCCAAAGATAAAGCTCGCTATGTTGCAACGTCTGTGGCTTGGGGGCGGCGCAACCCTAACAAAATGGCGCAATACCAACGCACAAAAAATGCAAAGCGTCCCGGTCAGCGCAATTTGTGGACAATGAACTATCGAACCGCTAAAGCTGAGAGGATGCCTCAATGGCTAAACATTGGCGAAAAGTTTGAAATGGAATGCGTTTACAGCTATTGTTCAGCACTTCGCAGTGCGGGATTAGACTACCATGTTGACCACGTTGTCCCGCTTCGCGGCGAAACAGTATCTGGTTTCCATGTGCCTTGGAATTTGCAAGTGCTACCGGGACGCGATAACATGAGCAAAGGAAATACATTTAATGGCTGATCAAACGGGAATTATCGCCGCAGCGGCGGTTGCTGTCGGAGGCTCTGCCAAAGCCAAGAGTAACGCAGATGTGTTGGCGGTAGCGCGCGCGCGTTTAGATATGGCCATGTCAGCGCTATCGGAATCTCGGGAGAATGAGATTGACGACTTAAAGTTTTATGCCGGAAGTCCTGACAACGCGTGGCAGTGGCCGGCGGATGTGCTGGCGACACGCGGCGCGGTGCAGGGCCAAACGATCAACGCACGGCCATGCCTGACCATCAACAAGCTGCCGCAGCACGTTCGTCAAGTGACCAACGACATGCGGCAGAACCGACCAGGTGCCAAGGTCATCCCCGTAGACGACAAGGCCGACGTTAAGGTTGCCGAGATTTTCAACGGCATGATTCGGCACATCGAGTACATCTCCGACGCTGACGTGGCCTACGACACAGCCTGCGAAAACCAAGTGGCTTACGGTGAAGGCTACATCCGCCTGCTGACCGAGTACTGCGACGACGACACGTTTGACCAAGACATCAAGATTGGCCGTGTTCGCAACTCGTTTTCGGTCTACATGGACCCGACGATCCAAGACCCGACTGGCGCAGACGCCGAGTACTGCTTTGTCACCGAAGACGTGTCCAGAGAAGACTACGAGCGCATGTACCCGAACGCAGCGCCTATCACGACGCTGCAATCTTTGGGTGTGGGCGATCAGTCGATCAGCAACTGGCTGAACGAAGACACAATCCGCATCGCTGACTACTACTACGTTGACTACGACCGCGCTACGCTAAACATGTACACGGGCAACGCCACAGCTTTTGAGGGCACGCCCGAAGACAAGATGCTGCGGGCTACCTACGGCAAACCCAAGCGCTCGCGTGAGTCTGACCGCCGGCGCATCCGGTACTGCAAGATCAACGGCTACGAAATCCTTGAGCAAAACGAGTGGGCTGGCAAGTACATTCCCGTAATCCGCATTGTCGGCAACGAGTTTGAAGTTGACGGTCGCCTGTACGTGTCGGGCCTTGTGCGTAACGCCAAGGACGCCCAGCGCATGTACAACTACTGGGTCTCGCAAGAGGCCGAGATGCTGGCCTTGGCCCCTAAAGCACCGTTCATCGGCTACGGCGGCCAGTTTGAAGGCTACGAAGACAAGTGGAAGACCGCCAACACGACCAACTGGCCGTATTTGGAGGTCAATCCAGACGTTACAGACGGTCAAGGCGCTGCCCTGCCACTACCCCAGCGGGCACAGCCTCCGATGGCCTCCAGCGGCCTCCTGCAAGCCAAGGCGGGCGCGTCTGAGGACATCAAGTCCACAACGGGCCAGTACAACGCCAGTTTGGGCCAAGGCGGCAACGAACGCTCTGGAAAAGCCATTCTTGCGCGTCAGCGTGAGGGTGATGTTGGCACGTACCACTACGGCGACAACTTGGCTCGCGGTGTGCGTCACATAGCACGCCAGTTGGTTGATCTGATCCCTAAGATTTACGACACTCAGCGTATCGCCCGAACCATTGGTGAAGACGGCGAGACACAGATGGCGAAGATCGACCCAGAGCAGCCAATGCCGGTGCGGCAAATCCGCAACGCTGACAACATCGTGATCGACACGATCTACAACCCCGGCGTGGGCAAGTACGACGTGGTGGCAACCACTGGGCCGGGCTACGCGACCAAGCGCCAAGAGGCACTGGAAGCGATGGGCCAGTTGTTGCAAGGCAACCCTCAGTTGTGGGCTGTGGCCGGCGATCTGTTCGTCAAGAACATGGACTGGCCTGGCGCTCAGGAAATGGCAAAACGCTTTGCCAAGACCATTGATCCCAAGTTCCTCAGTGACGGTGAAGACAATCCGGAACTGCAAGCCGCGCAGCAGCAGCTTCAAGCAATGGCCCAGCAGATGGACCAGATGGCCGGTATGCTGGACAACGTGCAGAACTCTGAGATTGTCCGCACCAATGAGATTAAAGAGTTTGAAGCAATGATCAAGGCATACGCTGCCGAGACACAGCGCATCAGCGCAGTGCAGGCGGGCATGACCGAGCAACAGATTCAAGACATCGCAATGGGTGTGGTTGCGGCTGCAATGGAGTCTAATGACATGATTGGCGGCATTCCTGAGATGCGTGAGCCTGAACAAATGCAGCCCCCAATGGAAGGAATGGCACAATGAAACCCGCTGATTTTGTAGGCACTCTGTTTTTGGCCCGCGACGTGGCCCATTCGGTGCATCTAAACACCCGCAGCTTTGCCAAACACTCTGCCTTGCAGACGTTCTACGATGAGATCGTAGACTTGGCCGACAAGTTTGCCGAAGCGTACCAAGGCAGGCACGGCCTGATCGGGCCAATCGGTCTGATGAGCGCCAAGAAAACCAACAACATCGTCGAGTTTTTGCAGGACTCAATGACCGAGCTTGAGGGCTGCCGGTACGAGGTGTGCGACAAGACCGACACACCGATTCAGAACATCATCGACGAGATCATTGGCCTGTACCTGTCTACGCTGTACAAACTGAAGTTTTTAGCATGACCACCCCGTACATTTCGCAAACCCAGTACGGCAAGTACGAAGATTTCAATCTTCAAGTCGCCCGTGGGCAAATTCAGGGGCATAAAACGCTGTTTAAGTTTGGCAACAACCCAGACAGCAACGGCGCGCTAGAAACCGTTTGGTCCCACAGTTCGCTGTATGTGTACCCACCGTCAGCCATAGCAATGAAGGTGTCCAGCACCAGCGCTAACGACGCTGCTTCGGGTACGGGCGCACAAACGATACGGGTCGAGGGGCTAAACGCAACGTATAACGAAGTGAGCGAGCTTGTTACACTTAACGGCCAAACCCCCGTCCTAACAACCAATGTTTTTATCCGCGTTTTTCGGTCTTTTGTAGTCACTGCGGGGAATACTAATACCGCCGCCGGTACGATTTATATCGGCGACGGCGTTGTAACCGCAGGTGTACCAGCAACGGTCTACGCAGAAATCCAGTTTGGGGAAAATCAAACGTTGATGGCATTGTGGACGGTACCGGCGGGATACACTTTGTATGTATCCCGTACATCGTTTAGCGCGGCGTCTAATAACGCTGCTCAGTATGTACTCGGTAAACTTATGGCGCGACCGTTTGGTGGTGTATTTAGGAATGTTGCTGACGTAACGGCTAACAGTAATTCAATACAATATGATTTTGAAGTGCCGTTAGCCGTGCGGGAAAAGACGGATATTGAGGCGCGTGTCATTGCCTTGGCGGGCACCAATTTTTACATCACCGCTTCGTTTGAGGGCATCTACATCAAAAACGAAACGGGGTACTGATCATGGTATATTTAAGGCATAAGGAGCCATCATGGAACTTTTGAACCCTCTAGCCGACGGGGTGTTTCCCGCAGCAACGGTTGCGTACACGGGCACGGCTGGATCGACTTCTGCATGGGCCGCAGGCCCGCAAGGCGTTGTGGTCTGGTCAACGACCCCCGCTTACGTTGTTGTTGGCGAAGGCGTCACAGCCACCACTGCAAGCACCCCCATCCCCGCTTTTACACCTATCCCTTTCGTCGTGCCTGGTGGCACGGGTGCCCCTTGGCGCGTTAGCGCTATCCAAGTGTCAGCGGGCGGGTCAATTTACTGCAAAGCGGTAAACATTCGATGAGTTTCGGTGTTGCGCTCAGAAACGCGGTGTCAATCGGGCTTGGCGGCATCGCCACGCTATTTTCAGGCACGATTGACGCCAGCTTGACAGTGGATAATCTGCTGGCAGAATCTGGGGCAAACCTTGTGCAAGAAAATGGCGACTATATCCTTTTGGAGTGATTAAATGGCTGACTTAAAAATTTCCCAGTTGCCACCGGCATCGGTCCCCCTTGCAGGCACTGAAGTCCTGCCAATCGTCCAAGGCGGCTCCACGGTTCAAGTGGCCGTTAGCAACCTAATCCCCGCCAACAGCGACCCGACTTTTAACTCGGTCAAGGCGCTTACATTTGACACCAACGTAGCTGCTGCCGGCGTGACGCTGGTCGGCACCACGCTGTCGGCTGATGGCACAGACACCAACATCGACATTAGCGTCACGCCTAAAGGCACTGGCGCGGTCAACATGTCCGACACGATCCTGCGCCGGTCGATGTTCAAAGACACTGGCTACACCTATTTCAACAGCGGCACAACCAGCGCTCTGGACTACACCAACGGCTCTCAGCAGCGCTGGGCACCTAGCGGCACAGTCAGTTTGACAACTACAAATTGGCCGCCTTCGGGCAACTTGGGCGAGTTGTTCGTTGAAGGCATCAACCTTGGTGCAGCTACGATCACTTGGCCTACGATCAACTGGATCACCTCTACGGGTGCCACCACAACCACTTTTGCCAGCAACGGCGTGACGCTGCAAGCCAGCGGCACTGACTGGTTCTTGTTGTGGACCCGTGATGCGGGCACCACTATTTACGGCAAGTTTGTCCGTTAAGGCGCAGATATGACTATGCTTGCACAATTTGCGGCGGCTGGCGGCGGTGCCTTACCCGCGTACATCGAAGACGTTTTTTCCACCTACCTGTACACAGGCAACGGCGCTACGCAGACCATCACCAACGGCATTGATCTGGCTGGTAAGGGTGGGTTGACTTGGTTTAAATCGCGGGCTTCAGTGTCCAATCATTTCCTTTTTGATAGCGCTAGAGGTACTAATAAATATCTCAGATCGCAACTTGTTAATGCCGAGGGAACATCTACTTCTGACTGGATTTCATCATTTAATTCAAATGGCTTTTCACTTGGGTCTAATGCGTTTTTAAATACATCAGATGAGTCAATGGTTAGCTGGACCTTCCGCAAGCAGCCGAAGTTCTTTGATGTTGTGACTTATACGGGGACTGGGGCAGCGCAAAATATCGCACATAACTTAGGCTCTGTGCCCGGGTGCATTATTGCTAAAAATATAACTAGCAACGGGAATTGGCATGTTTACCACCGATCTTTAGGTGACGGGAATGTCGCGTATTTAAACCTAACTTCCCCCCCAGACCCCGCTGATTATTGGAATAACACGACCCCGACAAGCACGGTGTTTAGCGTCAAGTCTGAAAATAGTTTGTCAGGTCAAACCTACGTAGCCTACCTCTTCGCCCATGACGCAGGAGGCTTCGGCCTGTCTGGTGAGGACAATGTGGTTAGTTGTGGGTTAGCCACTGTTGCTTCTGCAAATGCGGTCGTTACTTTGGGGTGGGAACCGCAATATGTTTTATATAAACAATCTGACGGTGTTGGCGCATGGAGCATTATTGATTCCATGCGTGGCCTAACCGCTAATCAAGTTGCCAACAACTCAAGAGTTTTATTTGCAAACAACAGCAACGCAGAAGAAACAAATAACGGGCCTGCTCTTACATCAACCGGCTTCGTGCTGCCGTATGCTGGAGGCGGGGCGCATGGAAACGGCAACTACATCTACATAGCAATCCGCCGTGGCCCGATGAAAGTGCCTACGGATGGGACTACGGTGTTTAGTCCTATAGCTTCTTCCGCATCTGCCGGCACGCAACTAACAACTAACTTTCCTGTTGATTTGCAGATGTACGGAAGTCGGGCTGGCGATGCTGCGAACATGACGACAAACGATAGGCTGCGAGGTGTTAGCACAACAAACACAGCGGGCGGTAATTTTATTGTCACTTCTTCTACGGCAGCAGAAACAGGCGGCTCATACACAAGACAATGGGGCAATACTGGATTTGTCATGCCTGCGGGAATTGGAGATACTTCTGGCATTTTCTGGAACTTCCGCCGCGCCCCCAGCTTTTTTGATGAGGTTTGCTATACGGGGACGGGAGTAACAGGCACTCAAACGCATAATTTGAATGCTGTACCAGAAATGTGGATTGTTAAATCTCGCACAACAGTTGCAAGTTGGGCAGTTGGAAGCCCCGCTTTAGGGTCAGCAACTGATGATCGTATATTTTTACAATCTTCTAACCCAAAAAGCGTTACTGCTAATACATGGATAGCACCCACTTCAACCACATTTGGTTTTGGTACAGCGTTCCCCAGTGACAATTTGTTTAATGCCTCAGGGACAAACTACGTAGCTTACCTCTTCGCAACCTGCGCTGGTGTTTCGAAGGTGGGGAATTACACAGGCACGGGCACAACTCAAGCCATCAACTGCGGCTTCACCACGGGCGCGAGGTTTGTTCTCATCAAGCGCACTGACAGCACGGGCGACTGGTATGTCTGGGACAGCGCAAGGGGGATTGTGTCGGGTAATGACCCATACCTGTTGCTCAACAGTACCGCTGCTGAAGTGACCAGCACAGACTACGTGGACACATCGGCAACTGGGTTTGAACTGACTTCAACCGCCCCCGCAGCTATCAATGCCAGCGGTGGGAGCTTCATCTTCTTGGCAATTTCGTAAGGAAATATCATGCAAATCAGAATTAAAGAAACCGGCGCTGTTGTTTTTGAAAGCGAACTGCGCGGCCTGTACCCCAACACCAGCGGGTCACTCGATGACCTGTACGACGTAGTGTTTGAAGGCCCGCAGGCCACTGGCGGCACGGTGTACCAGTACAGCCAGGCAGCGGGCGTCGAGCAGATCGAAGGCAAGTGGTACACCAAGTACATCCTTGGTCCGGTGTTTGCTGACGGCGAAACAACCGCTGCCGAGCAGGAAGCCGCCTACAAGGCCGCCAAAGACGCCGAGCAGGCCAAGGCTGTGCGGGCTTCCCGTGACGCCAAGCTGGCCGCCACTGATTGGGTGGTCATCAAGGCTGTCGAGACTAGCACCGCTGTGCCGGCTGAAACGGCTGCCACACGTCAAGCGCTGCGCGACATCACAAGCCAAGCCGGCTTTCCTTGGACGATCACTTGGCCTGACGCCGTCTAATCATGGCCGTCACACTCAGCCCATCACCCAAGATGCAGTTTTTTACTGCTGCGGGCGCGCCCCTTGTTGGTGGCAAGCTGTTCACCTACGCCAGCGGCACCACGGTGCCCTTGGCTACGTACACCGACAGCACCGGCAACTTCACCAACGCGAACCCCATCATTCTTGACTCGCGTGGCGAAGCAAGCGTGTGGTTTGGGCCATCTCGCTACACCCTGCTGCTCAAAGATTCGTTAGACAACCTGATCTGGACCGCCGATGGTGTCAACACCATCCAAGGCGTTCAAAGCACGGCCATCGTGGCAACAGCGGGCCAAACAGTGTTTACCGTGCCGGCCTACGGCCTTGGCGGATATTTAATGGTGATCGTCAATGGACTCGTCAAAGAGTTTAATTACGACTATACTGAAACTAACACAACGACCATCACTTTCGGCACCGGCCTTACCGCCGGTCAACGAGTAGTGACTCGAATGGTGTAAAACCGTACCGATGAGGTTCATCGGGAACTCAACAGAGTTAAAACATGACTGAAGAAGTCCTAGCGGAAGTAGACTCCGCGCCAGCGAAGGATGTGACGGCCACACCTGAAGTTGCAGCAAATTTGCCGGAAGTAGCTGAAAACCAGCCTGTCAAGACATTTTCGCAAGAAGACCTTGATGCTGCTATCGGCAAGCGCCTCGCAAGAGAACAGCGCAAATGGGAACGCGAACAAGCCGCTAGGCAAGCAGAAGTGCAAACCAAGCAGGTTGTGTCAAGGGATGTTCCGTCTATCGATAACTTTGACAGCCCCGACGCATATGCAGAAGCATTGGCGATTAAAAAGGCTGAAGAACTGATCGCTACACGTGACCGCCAGATGCACCAGGCTGAAGTCGTAGAGGCATATAACGAGCGTGAAGAAAAAGCACGGGACAAGTACGATGACTTTGAAGATGTCGTCTACAACCCCAAGCTGCGGATCACTGACGTTATGGCCGAGTCGATTCAATCGTCTGACAACGGTCCTGATCTAGCCTACTGGCTTGGATCAAACCCGAAAGAAGCCGAACGCATCGCCCGTCTGTCGCCTATATTGCAGGCAAAGGAAATCGGAAAGATTGAAGTCAGATTGGCTGATAATCCCCCGGTAAAAAAAGCAACTTCTGCGCCGACGCCTATTAGTCCGGTAACTGCGCGGTCTTCGGGAAGCCCGAGCCATGACACGACTGACCCACGGTCAATCAAAACCATGAGCACTTCGGAGTGGATTGAAGCCGAGCGCAATCGCCAGATTCGTAAGTACGAAGCACAACGCAACCGTTAACATTTAAAGGACTTCTATGTCAAATAGCATTCTCACGATCGACATGATCACCCGCAAGGCTCTGGAAATTCTGGAGAACAACCTTGTACTTACCCGCAACGTGAACCGTCAGTACGACGACAGCTTCGCTGTCGAAGGTGCCAAGATCGGCTCTACACTGCGTATTCGCCTGCCTGACCGCGCTCTGGTCACTGACGGTGCCGCCCTGCAAGTTCAGGACGACAACGAGCAGTTCACCACCCTGTCTGTGGCTAACCAGAAGCACATCGGCGTCAACTTCACATCCGCTGAACTGACCATGCAACTGGACGACTTCGCAGAGCGTGTGCTGAAACCGCGTATTTCCCAGTTGGCCTCCAGCATTGATGCTGACGTTGCCAATGCGTACAAATACATCGGCAACAGCGTCGGCACCCCCGGCACCACGCCTTCGACTTCTTTGGTGCTGCTCCAAGCCCAACAGAAGCTGAACGAGAACGCCGCTGTGATGTCGCCACGTTACGCCACCGTGAACCCAGCGGCCAACGCCGGTCTGGTTGAAGGTATGAAAGGTCTGTTCAATCCGACCGACACTATCTCCAAGCAGTTCAAGAACGGCATGATGGGCACCGGCGTGCTGGGCTTCGACGAGATCAACATGTCTCAGTCGATCAAGCAGCACACCACTGGCTCGCGTGACGCTTCCGCTTCCACACTGGTGAAGACACCAGGCGTGACCAGCGAAGGCGCTTCCACCATCCTGCTGGAGCAAGGCTCTGTAACGACCACCATCAAGGCTGGCGACGTGTTCACCGTGGCTGACTGCTATGCAGTTAACCCACAGACACGCGAGTCCACTGGTTCGCTGTATCAGTTCGTTGCTCTGGCTGACGCCACCGCTTCGTCTGGCACTTGGACCGTGACTGTGTACCCTATGTACTCGGCCAACCACGCTCTGGCTACTGTGAATGTTCTGCCTGTCACCGGCAAAACCGTCACGTTCCTCGGCGCGGCTTCCAGCCAGTACGCTCAGAACTTGGTGTACCACAAGGATGCCATCACCTTCGCTACAGCAGACTTGCTGTTGCCACAAGGTGTTGACATGGCCGCCCGCGCTGTCCACAACGGCATCAGCCTGCGTATCGTTCGTCAGTACGACATCAACAACGACCGTATGCCTTGCCGTATCGACGTTCTGTATGGCTACAGCGCCATTCGTCCACAGATGGCTTCGCGCATCTGGGGCTAAATTGAATGCCCCTTCGGGGGCGTTTTTTAAATCTTTTTTAAGGAAATTATCATGGCACTTCCAAACGGCGGCGGCGGTTACCAACTCGGCGACGGCAACCTGAACGAAATCGTACTGGGCTACGCCCCAGCCCCTGCAACCTACACAGCTAACGCAACTGCCGCTTTGACAGTTGCCGACCTGGAAGGCGGCATCATTCTGTACACGCAAACCAATGCCAACAACCTCCAGCTTCCGCTGGTGGCCGGCGTGGGCGGTGTGGATGCAGAGATCAGCAGCGCTAAAGTTGGCAGCACATTTGACTTTTGCGTCATGTCTACCAGCACCGGCGTGGGCACGCTGACTGTCAATACCGGCTGGACTTTGGTTGGCTCTGGCCTGACCACTGCATCCGGTTTTGGTGCTTTGTTCCGCGCTCGTAAAACCGGCGACGGCACTTACACCTGCTACCGTATTGGCTAAATCGGATGGGGCTTCGGCCCCGTCTTCTTAAAGGAACATCATGCCTACAAACACCAAACCCATCGGCGTTGCTTATGAAGATCAGCAACTGGACGGCGCAATCATGGGCAAGACGGGCGGCACCGCAGGCTTCTACGGCACCACCCCAATCGTTCAAGCTGCTGCCATCACGGCTGTCACTGACACCGCTACTGGCGCTCAATTGGCAACCGCCATCAACGCGCTTCGTACCGCGTTGAAAAACATCGGCATCACTGCCTAATGTATCGGGGGCTTTGGCCCCCGTTTTCTATGAACATTTACCTTAGTCACCCCGATCACGGCTGCAAAGTTGCCACAATGGAACTTGAGGCTGTTGCTGATGAAAAGAACGGCTGGACACGCTACAATCCAGACACGCCTTTAGAACTTGAAGCGGCTCCCGTAAACGTGCTGGAAGTCAAACGCAAATACACCCGTCGAACCGAAGTTGTTGAGGGTGCAACCGAAGGAATCTAAGCATGGCTACGTACACCGCTGGCGAACAAATTAACCGAGCATTGCGCTTGCTAGGTGTACTGGCCGAGGGTGAGACACCTTCGGCAGACATGTCAAATGATGCGCTGACCGCGCTCGATCAAATGATCGACTCATGGAACACCGAACGGCTGTCGGTGTTTGCCACGCAAGATCAGATGTTTACTTGGCCTGCCGGTGAGATCACCCGCACTCTTGGCCCAAGCGGTAATTTTGTGGGCCTGCGCCCAGTGTTGCTTGATGACGCAACGTACTACCGTGACCCGGGCACAAACGTGTCGTTCGGTATCAAGTTCATCAACCAGCAGCAGTACGACGGTATCGCGGTCAAGACAGTGACCTCGACGTACCCTCAAGTCATCTTCGTCAACAACACGTACCCGAACTTTACGATGACGGTTTACCCAAAGCCCACGCGGGATTTGGAATGGCACTTCATTTCGGTTGAAAAATTAAACCAGCCCGCTACGCTGGCAACGCAGATGCTGTTCCCGCCGGGCTACCTGCGGGCGTTTACCTACAACTTGGCGATGGAGATCGCGCCAGAGTTTGGCGTCGAGCCAAGCCCCCAAGTGCAGCGCATAGCGATGACCAGCAAGCGCAACCTCAAGCGCATCAACAATCCTGACGATGTGATGTCGATGCCCTACGCCATCGTGGCCACACGCCAGCGCTTTAACATCTACGCCGGTAACTACTGATGAAAAGCCCAATTCTTGGGTCATCTTATGTGGCTCGCAGCGTCAATGCTGCGGACGCCCGCATGGTCAACCTTTTTCCGGAAGCCATTCCCGAGGGCGGCAAAGAACCGGGGTTCCTAAACCGCGCGCCTGGCTTGCGCTTCCTCGCCGCTATGGGCGACGGCCCGATTCGCGGGCTGTGGCAGTTTAACGGCTACGGCTACGCTGTGTCCGGCGAAACGCTGTACAAAATAGACTCGCTTTGGAACACCACGGTAATCGGTACGGTGGCCGGATCGTCTGGCCCCGTCAGCATCTCTGACAACGGCACGCAGATGTTTGTGGCCTGTAACGGCCCCAGCTTCATATACAACAGCCTGACGCTGGAATTCAAACAGATTGACGACCCCGACTTCCCCGGCGCGGTCACCGTAGGCTACATCGACGGCTATTTCGTCTTCAACGAGCCTAACAGCCAGCGCCTGTGGATCACTGAATTGCTAGACGGTGAATCTATTGATCCGCTTGATTTTGCAAGCGCTGAAGGCGCTCCAGACGGCTTGGTGTCGGTTCTTGTGGACCACCGCGAAGTGTGGCTGTTTGGCACCAACTCCGTTGAGGTCTGGTACGACTCGGGCGGCGCTGACTTCCCACTAAGCCCCGTTCAGGGCGCGTTTAACGAGGTGGGTTGCATTGCCCCCTATTCAGTCGCCAAACTGGACAACGGCATCTTCTGGCTGGGCGCTGACGCCCGTGGTCGAGGTATTGTCTACCGCGCCAACGGGTACACCGCGCAGCGCGTGTCTACGCACGCTGTCGAGTGGCAAATCCAGCAGTACGGCAATATGGCCGACGCGGTTGCCTACACGTACCAGCAAGACGGCCACGCTTTCTACGTTCTGATCT